TTACATGCATTTCAATGAAAGTAAACCGGAAAATCATAACGTTTATATGCCTAACCGTAAAAATAAAAGTGAAGTGTTCGTTCATAATGGCGTTAAATGGATGCTTGCCGATAAAAAAGCAACCGTTGAACAGCTAATAGATAAAGGAATAGAATATGTAGAAGGTAAAATGGAAGAATTAAGCGCTGTTATATCGAAATCAAAATATAATGCAGTTGAAAGAGCCATAGATGCATATAATGAAAATGAAGGAGATGCAAATAATGAAGCCAATAAAAAAATCACAAAAGATATTGAACTAATTTTGTACAATAATAAAGATTTAATTATGGCGCCTAAAATTAAATAAGTTGAATGTAAATGCATACATCTTGATAAATTAATTAGCAGAACGCTTTAATATTTTTTCTCTTATAACATTTTCGTGTTTATTTAAATAATATTTAATATATTCATCTAATTATGCAATATATTCGTATTAATTCCTTTTTATTTTCTGCTTCTATTGCAGCGTTTTTGCATTTATTCAAATGATAATCAAACATAATTTTATCTAATTTTACGATTTGTTTGTTCTGGAGCGTTTTTAATGTGTCGTATATTATACCTTTATATGTCACATATGCATAAATTATTTTCATTGTATTTTAGTTTATCGACGATGCATTATTTATTAATTTTATGGTTAAGTTGTTGATAATATTTTTCAATTTATAAAAAATTGAAAAATGATATCAAAGTCGAGACACAAATAAAAATACAATTATTATAATAACATATACGATGAACATTTTAGAAAACTTTTTATTTGGGTCAAACATAAAAGATAGTGTAAATAAAAATACATATGATGAAAAAGTATTGATTAATGAAAATAATGCATTAAAAATTCAAATTTACTTGTTAAATAACGAACTTGACGTTGCTAAGCATAATATTGAATTATTAAAAACAACCAACAAAAAAAATAAAAAAAATATCATGAATAACATCGAAAATGCATAAATAAGCTAATATATTTAAATAAATAATATTTTTATGTAAAATTTAGTGTAAACATATAAAAAATAAAGACATGCAAATTAACATAAATTAATGAATAAATACTTAACGAATTTATTTTGTCTTCACGATTTTAATTCCAGAAAATTTCGGAGTTAAAAATATACATGGTTTGTTTATTTTTAAAGGTTTGAATAAAATTACATAAAAAACTACAAATAATTATGAATAATAAATGGATAGAATCAATGAACTAATAAAATGTATTGCTCACTACAATAAACAATTTAGTGAATATGCTATAAAATATTTTGACCCAAAATATCAAAGTGAACATACCAAATATTTTCATAAAATGCACAAAAAACATTATGTTATTGAATTTGATGAATTATTAAATAAACATTTTGACAGAAAAGATATTGATCACATAAAAACATGTCTATATAGGTGTTTTAAATTTCCTTTTGATGATTATGATCATTATACTAAAAAAGCCTATGATAAATATACATCTTCTGATAGATCTGAAAATATAACACTGGATGATTTATGTTATGGCACACAACATGAATTTTACGAAAATATGATAAATAACTCAAATAACTCATATAACTACACAGAACAATTAGCAGAATCAGAATCAAACAAAGAAATTTTAAAATTAGCAGCATTTCAATTAGAAGGATTCAATGATGACAAATATAAATTATTTAAGCAGTGTATTGACCAATTTAATAATATATAATACTAAAAATATTTAATAATTTCTAATAACGATAAACATCATGCGGTATCATCTCTATACAACCTCTTATACATCCTTCACATTGAACATTATATTCAGACACTTTTATAAAAGCACAAAGTAAGTCATTTAGTTCTTCATATGTCCATTTTTCTACATTAGAATTATATATTTCATCAATAACTATATCATTATCAACATGTCGCATAATTCCTTCCCACACACACCCATTTCTAAATCGCATTTGTTTATTTTTTAAATTATTATCTCCACCTAGTCCACCTTCGTATCTTTTTAGATATGGTAAAATTTTATTTTCTTCTATTGTACAAAATTTTTTAATGCTATTTACAATATTTTCATTTTCGCCGCTTTCACATTTTGTTTTTAATTCCACCCATCTATTCATATATTCTTGTGGAGCATCCTTGTCAATTTTAAATCGTAATTTATACACATATAGTTCATTGTTTATCGATGACATTAAATGCATATTATATATGAATCTTTAAATAATTAATGCATTTTTTCTTCACGCATTGATTCGATGCATTGTTCGAGTATGTTTGACATTTTTGTGTATATGTTGTTATTATTATATTTAATCATTTGTCGTATTGATGATTAAATATATATTATAAAATTCATTTTTTTTATATGTCAATGGCACAATAAATAAATTAACGAGAAGATTCTTTAATCGCCTTCTTTTTTTTGATAACTTTTTTAGGCTTATCTTTAATTTCATCTTCTGATGATTCATTATCTGATTCACTTTCGGATTCAACCTTTTTTTTAATAACTTTTTTAGGTTTAATTTTAATTTCATCTTCTGAATCGTTAGATGTTTCACTAATATTTTCAGAATCACTTTCTACATCAACCTTTTTCTTATTCACCTTCTTTTTAACAACTTTTTTAGGTTTAACTTTAATTTCATCTTCCGATTCGTCATCTATTTCACTTTCGGTAACAAACTTTTTTTTAATAACTTTTTTAGGTTTAACCACTATTTCTTCATCTGATAATTCATCTTCATTTTGTTCAACATTTGCCTTCATTATACTTTCAATAAATTGTTGTGCTTGTTGTTTATTACTTTCTATTTCAATTTCTAGTTTCTTTATGAGTTCATCGTTATGTTCACAATATTTAACAATATCTTTTTGTTTTTCAAGTGATGGAATTGGAATTTTTAATTTCATTAAATTATTCATGTCAATATGTAATTGTGCTGTTCCATGTGTACAGTTGTCATATATATAATGTTTTTGACTTAATAAAAATTCACCAATATAACGAACATCTACACTTTTATCATCCAATGTGTCTAATGTTAACGATGTGTCATTTAAAAATAATTTTCCATATAATTTCATTATGCAGTTATGTTTTGATAAACCATCTCGTGCAATTTTATATGTAATGCCATCTCTATTATATTGATTAACTTTATATGACATTAAATCACCTCCACCATATGCATCATATTTACTACCTTCATCTATTGTTTTAGTAATTCTTTTTCCATATTTTATTTTTGATACATTGTGCAATGTTTTCATTGTATTATCACCAAACTGTTTTTGATTGTTTAAACAAAACTCATTCAGTTGTTTTAATTCTGCAATTTTATCAACACTTGTTTTATTTGCTTTTTCATATATGAAATCTAAATATTTAACGATTTCTTGTTGGCATTCAAGTGATGGGATCGGGATTTTTATATTTTGCAAATTTTTAGAATAAACATGTGGTTGTGCTGTACCTGTATGTAATTTATATATTTTATGTTGCATGGATTTCAACAAATAGTACAAATAATTGTTATTTATTAATTCATTTTTCGGTATTATTGAAAAACAATCACTCGCCCATACTTTTTTATTATATTTACTAATAAATCCTGCATATGCACCACTAGATGAACATAAAATAGTATTTTCGTTTGTATTGTATTCATTGTGGGTACCCATTGGTTTTTGTCCTCCACCTATAACATAATATTCACCTTCAATTAATGTGTCTTTTTTTATTCCTTTTCCATTTTTAAAATTACACACATTATTAATTGTATCTACAATGATACCTTTTTTATAATCTTCTTCTTTAGTTTCATCTTTTATATATTCTGTATAATTAAGTGAATATGAATTATTTGCAATTTTATCAACGGAAACTTCAACCAATAAATTTTTTACATCTTCATAAGGATTATAATCATAAAATTTAACTTTAGTTGTTTGATGTGTTTTTGAAAACTTATATTCTCTGCCAATTTCTTTTTGCGTTTTAGATATTTTAATTTTTGTTTCTAACACATTGATTCCTTCTTTTTTTTTTATAAAATAGAACACGCATGTTTTTATAGATGTGTGTGTGAATATACCTGATGGTAAATAATATATTTCTTTTAAATCACATGTTTTCATTAAATATTCACGAATTGCCACAAGTGTTTTGTTTGTTTTTGAAAACAAATCTTGTCCATCAGGTAACACAACCGCACATTTTCCATTAATTTTTAGCATATGAATAATTGCTTGAATAAATAAGGATACTGCATTATCTGTTTTAATTGGTACGTATTCATTTTTTAATGGACTTTGAAAATCATCATATTTTAATCCTTTTATTCCAAATGGTGGATTTGCAAGAATATTATCAAACTTTCTTGTTATCGGTTCACGAATGCTATCTCCTCTATCTAATTTTTCAAACATGTGACCGGATGATATCAACATATTTGAAACTGCAAGCTGATATGTATCGGGTTCTAATTCTTTTCCATATAGACCTTCATTCTTAATAAAATCCCAATCAAGTTTAATATCTTTATTTTTAGATTGTTGCATAATGTTTTGCAAATAAGTAATTAAAAAACCACCGGTTCCCATTGTTGGGTCCCCACATGTTTCGATTTTTCCGTCAGAATGTATTTGTGGATTGATTAATTTTACCATCATTTTTTTAACCAATGGTTGAGTAAAAAATTGTCCTAACACTTTACCTGTCATGATGTCTTGAATTACTTCTTCATATGCATTACCTAACACATCATAATCAGTTTGAGATAGATCAATTGAATTCAATTTATCAATTAATTTTTTATAGGTAGATTTGTGTTGAATATCAAACCCTTTACCTTTTAAAAATATATTTTTTGTGGCAGGATTTACAGATAATATTATGTCCCATAAAAATTTCATCAAGTTTACAATAGATTCTTCTGTTTCATTTAATAAATTACTAAAACGAACTATTTTTAATAATCTTTTTTTGTTGTTTTCTATCAAATCTTCATCAAAATAAGAAGCAAAATCATATTCATAATCATCAATATTTATTTCATTTTTAAAATGAGGTTCAATCAATTTTAATATCAGTAAGTGAGATAAAGTTCTTAATGCTTTTTCTCCAGTTAAACCTTCATTATCTCTCAATATATTTAAACAATTTTTAAACACGTTTGTCAGCGATAAATTGTTATTTTTTTTATTTGCATCAGTCTGACATATTTGTTGCATCTTATTCAATGAAATGCATGGTGATTTTTTATTTTTATGTTTTGTTAAATCACTTTTTTGAATAAAATCTTTTTTGCATAAATCACACGAATATTGTTTTGTCATTTTTATATGTTTAATAAGTAAATAATCCTTTAAATTATAAATATTTATAATTTAATTTCAATTTTTTTAATAAGTAAAAAATACTTTTTATATGATGAATATTTATGTATTTATCTATAAAATAACTCTTGTCTTTTTTTTGCTGTTTGTGATTATGATTATGTCTTGTAAATCTTTGATGTCATAACATTCAACCCATAAACCATTCGGTGGAAATAATACATCTAATGCACATAATTTAATACACACACATGCTAAATCTAAATAATGTTTTTTTATTTCTGGATGTTTTAATAGATATTCGTTTATTTTAGTTTTACATGTTTTCAAATCATAATAATCACTTTTTTTTATGCTCAAGTAATCAAACCAATCAAATGGTTTTTTAAATATTTCATCTGGAACTTTGAATAATCTTATATCTTTGTCACATAATTCATAATATGTCTCTTTGCTTTTTATATTTTTGTCGGCAATTATTTTTTTTGCTTTAGTGTATGTCACATTAAATTCTGTCCTTTTTGTTGTTTTTAATTTTAATTTTTGTGTTAATTCGTCATCATATTCACCAAATTTATGTATTTCTTCTTTTTTTTCTTTATTTTGTTTTGTTTTTTTTATGTTATTAATTTTAAACACGTTAATTTTTTGACAAATGGTTTCGTCTTCTAATCCCATTTGATATATAATTTCTTTGGCTTTTTTTAAATCTGAATTATTATTGTCTTCCAACCAATTATCTTTATTTAAAACTGGTAAAATTATTTTTGTTATTTTATTTGGTTCTGCTTCATTTTTTCGGCTTGCTCTTAATGCAGATTGTACAATGCGAATATTTGATGTCATATTTTCAGCAAACACAACACAATCTAACAATGGAAAGTCCCAGCCTTCTCCCAAACAATAAACACATGCCATTATGCCAAATTTTGCTTTTTCAAACTTATTTAATATTTTTTGTTGCTCCTTTGGTTGTATTTCACTGTGATATTCGGAATAATATAATTCAGGAATATTAAATTGTTTATCATCAAGAAGAAACTTAATGTATTGAATTATTTTTAAAGAATTATCTTTGTTGTTTAAGTATATTAACAAATGATGAGAATTATTATCACATATGCTTTTCAAAGAAGCAATTGCACTTAAAAATAATCTTTTATCATTTTCTTCTATGATATTAAATTTTGATAATTTTTGTTCTAATTGTTCTTCATCCATAATAATTGTTTGAATTACATAATCACATATGATATTTTTATTAATTGACCATAATAAGCCTTTTCTATCAATCACTTCACCAAAATATTCAATGTTATCATTTGATACAACATTTACATCATTAATTATTGAGTTTAAGTTTTTTAATGTAGCTGTTAAAGATAATTGTTTATTGCATTTTATGTTTAGCATTTCAATATATGTTTTCGTGTTCGTTATTGTTATATCACATGTAGTCAAATGATGTGCTTCGTCATTTATTTTCATATCAAATATAAATCCTAATTTATGTGCTGCTTTATGTACTTTAAATGACGACGAATAAGTTGTTATTATTATACATTGTTTTTTGTTTTTTAAAAATTTAATTATATTTTTTACAGCGACACCACTTGAAATTACAAAACATGGTATGTTTTTAAATAATACACTCACAACGTTTTTCCATTGTTCTAATAATAATATGTTTGGAACGCCGATCACAATTGTATTCGCATTTATTTTTTGTGTTATCCACAATGAAATCAATGTTTTACCTACTCCACACATTAATACTAACATGCCTTTATCATTTTCTAAATAATGATCATTCGCTTTTTCAATAATTTCTATTTGATAATCTCGCGGTGTGTAAAATATTTTCTGTGTTTTTTGTGATATGTGTACTTCATTATCAGCTGCAAAAATGCCGTCAATTTCGTCAATCATTTTTTGTGACGCGTCGTCGCAATCTAAATCTTCTAAAATTTGTGTTGCTTCCATTATTTGTAGTTTTTTATACGTAAATCGTTTCATGTCTTTTCTTAATTTATTAACATCGCATTTAAAATATTCATATTCAACGCCAATTTTATCAAAATAAACACACATATTTTCTGGGTTATCATTATATTCATAATGTTCGATTCCGCCATCACTATTTATTTTAGGATATGGTTCACCATGTTTTTTTGATGTGTGTTGAACAATATCATCTAATTGTTTGCATGTCCATTTTGATTTAATTATTTTATACACAAATATATCATGTGTGTCATTATTAAAATGTGCTTCAGGTGTTACATATCCTGACATTCTTTTTATGTAATCCATTGATGAACCAAATTTACATGTGTTATTATAATTATACTTGTATGATTTGTCAGCATATTTTTTATGTACTATGTAGTTATATCCAAGCATTGTTTTAATATTATTGCTTTTGTATTAATTCATCATAAATTGTAGCATTTAAATTTAAATTCAATTTTTATTATGAATTATTGTAATATGCCGTCATATATATACTTATGATTTTCATTTATTTTAAAATTATCTTTTATTTTTGTCATTGAATATATTATTTGATATACATGACACACTTTTTATAAATAATAATAAATTTCTAAAAAACTGACATTCATTAACAAAAACTTAAATAATTGCTTCTCTCACGATGTATTCACGTATGTTTATGTTCATAATATAAAATCATTTACAACATCATAATAATGCTGACTGAAAACGAAATAGTTAATATGACACATGAAAAAGAAAGAATATAGAAATGAATGTGAAATAAAAATGTTAAAAAAATATGTTAAAATGTTAGAACACAAAATTATGCAGCAAATAACAAACGTTGATGATGACATATCAATTACTATGCAACATAGTTCAATTAAATAAATGCATTATTTTTTTTTATTTTTAAAATTATTACAAATAGCATGATTATTTAAATTTGCACCAATGAATTTTTTTATATTGAAAACTTTTTAAAAAATATTTCTTCCCCCCCCCCTTAAAAATATAATAAATATTGGGTTATTTCAATAAAAGAATACACGATAACACGTATATTATTATGTCAATAATATACGTGATTTTTCTATTTATGCAACTATTAACTTTTTAGTTGTTTTTTAATAATATATTTAACCTCATTTAACCCATATTTAACTCTGATTTTAACCCAAATTTAACCATTATTTATAATTATAATATACTTGATTATATTACTTTATTATATGCATGTAATATTATGTACGTATATGTATTACTTTTATAAAAACTCAAATAACATAAAAATAATATAAAATATATATTATAATTATAATTAATGGTTGTATATGAATGTAAATGTTGTTTGAATACTTTTGATCAAAAATCACATTATGAAAGACACATAAATAGGAAAACATAAATGTGATAAACACCCTTCGCTCACTAATAATGACGATAAAAATGCAACATTAAATTTAATAATGAAGGAATTGCAAAACGTTAAAAATGAATTACAAGCGACAAATAAAAAAATGCAAAAATTAGAAGAAGATAATAAAATATTAATGAAGAGTGCAAATATAATTGATAATAAAGGAACTATCAATAATGGAACCATAAACAATAAAACTATTAATGCTACCATTAATGTCGTCGCTTTTGGTAAAGAAAATATGGATTTTAGTATTGACGAAATAGGCAAATTATGTCAGGGCAATAAAACAGTTCCTAATTTAATTAATTATATGCATTTCAATGAAAGTAAACCAGAAAATCACAACGTTTATATGCCTAATCGAAAAAATAAAAGTGAAGTATTCGTTCATAATGGCGTTAAATGGATACTTGCCGATAAAAAAACAACCGTAGAACAGTTAATCGATAAAGGAATCGAATATGTGGAAGGCAAAATGGAAGAATTAAGCACCGTTATATCGAAATCAAAATATAATGCCGTTGAAAGAGCCATAGATGCATATAATGAAAATGAAGGAGATGCAAATAATGAAGCAAATAAAAAAATCACCAAAGATATTGAACTTATTTTGTACAACAATAAAGATTTAATTATGGCGCCTAAAATTAAATAAATTAAAAAGCATAAATTAAAGCTACTCTAAATGTTCCATCCATGAATCTATTATTTCCCGTTCATACCCTAATTCATTTAACTGTTCATTTACTTTTTCTTTTATTGTCTCAATATCGTCACCATATTTATTTTTAATCTGCAATATCACGTTCACGATTTGTTCATTGTCTGCTATCTCTATCTAAACATTTTTATCGTAACTGTTTAAACAATTAACTAATCTATTCATTCTTCCAGTAAAACATTTACATTCACTGTCTTGGATTTCAATGTTTATTATGTTTAAGATTTCATTTTTATGTTCATGATTGATTATCAACGAAATCACGTTTAATAATAATTCATTAAATGTGATGCCAATTATTGAATGTATATCTTTATTTTCAATATATTCAAATAATAATTGTTTCGTTTTTTCGTTCAATATATCGTTCTGAGTTATAAAATCAATTAATTGCTCACCATTTAAACATGGTTTTTGAGACATAACATAACTGATGCTTTTTTTGATGCATTCTTGAATATTATGATTATGTACCGATTGAGTGTCATCATAAATTACTTGACTATTTTGATATATCTGTTCTAATCTATTTATTAATCGTTGAACATTTGGAGGTACATATTCTATTTTGTTATTGTAATAAGTAAAATATTGCAAATTAATTAATTAATTGTCCTATTTCTGATGGCAAAACTGTTAATCCATTAGAAGAACAATTAAATTTCCGCAAATTAATTAATTGTCCTATTTCTGATGGCAAAACTGTTAATCCAATAGAAGAACAATCAAATGTTTGCAAATTAATTAATTGTCCTATTTCTGATGGCAAAAATGTTAAGCCATTAGAAGAACAATTAAATGTTTGCAAATTAATTAATTGTCCTATTTCTGATGGCAAAACTGTTAATCCATTAGAAATGTTTGCAAATTAATTAATTGTCCTATTTCTGATGACAAAACTGTTAATTTGTTACAAGGACAATAAAATGTTTGCAAATTAATTAATTGTCCTATTTCTGATGGCAAAACTGTTAAGCCATTAAAACAACAATCTAATTTGATTACATTGTTAGCCATATTTTTATCGCATCCATTAT